CCCACAAGTAGAGATAATATTATAATCATATAAAAATCTTGTTATCTCCCTATTCTTTTCCTCAATAGTCATTTTAGAATTCTTAATAATAATATCAAAATTAGACCAATCATAAACATCCTGATCTAGAGAGTTTTCACTAATAGCATCAGAATGGAACGGGTCTAACTCTAATCTTATATTAAGACCCCCACTATTTTTAACTGCCCCTACTTCATTTGGAAACCTACAGTCTGAGATAATAGCCAGATCCACATTTTCTTTTTTAATCTTGTTTATAGTAGCATCAACCCACACATTTGTTTTTAAGGCTCTAAAGATTTTAGTCCCTATAATCTCCATAGCTTCTCTAGCTGTTAATTGAACCCCATCCCACCATAAATCAGTCATGGTATTCTTGTCATCATCAGACCCATAACACTGGTCATATGTTAGACCTAATATATTCATGCAGATATCCTGTTTAAGGGGGTCTGCAAAACTATAGATCTTATAAGACATATTGAGTTTATGCTCATTTATTAAAGATATTATATAATCTGCTGATGTGCTTTTGCCAGACTGCTTACGCCCAGAGAATGATAGTATGTGGGTCATTTAATTCTTTCTATATAATTTATTATTTCTGTTTTGATCTCTTCTTTATTCATCTCTGCTATATCGTTTTTAGAAATTTTTGGTCTGTATATTTGATATGTCCTGTGACATTTTTCCTTTATTATATCTGAGGCCTTATCTCCTGCCTCATCATTGTCTGTTAATATAACTAGTTTCATTGCGCCAGAAGAATCTAATATAATCTTTTGTCTGTCACTCAATGAAGATCCAAAGATAGCTACTGAATTGTGTATCTCTTCTTCTTCTAGTCTCCAAACATTTCCAGGACTCTCTACTATTATGGCGATGCTTGACTCTTTTATATAGTCTCTGGCTTCCCACATGTTGTATAGGTGGTTTTGCGACTTAAATCCTAGATTATGTTTCCATTTACAATATTTCCATTGCTCATTCTCTTCTGGACATTGTTCTTTTGGGTTATGAAAAAAAGAACACTCATTACATTTTTCAAAAATAGACCGGCCCGTACATCCAATCATTCTTGTTCCTGTGTCATCGTATACTGGAGAAACAGACCTGTTAAACATCTCTTTATTTTGCTTGTCGCATAGTCCTATGTCGTACTTGATTAATATCTCATTGCTATATCCCCTCTGTATATAATACTCAGACGGTATTTGTAGTGCTTTTTTTGTTTGCTCTCTAGAAATTCCTATCTTCTCTTCTTCTTTGTTCTGGTTAATCTTTAAAACTATTTGTGAAAAACACTGTTTCTCTCTTTCTGAAGAAGACATCCCTACTATTTGATCTTCTTGTAGTCCAGTAAAATCTACAGAAAAAGCCAACGCCTCTGTAAAAGAGCAAGTCTTATCCCCCTGCTTTTCCCAACCATATTTTTGTTTTGATAAAACCCCTCTTATAAAACCGATAATGGATCCCTTAAAGGTCTTTTCACAATTATGAGTTCTACATTTCCAATTCCCCCTATAGTTATCTCCACTATAATATATATTTATAGCAGAAGGGTTGTCCCCTTCGTGAATTGGACAGCACATACTAATCATATTCTGATTATTATTTTTATAATCTAGATGAAAAAGATTTAATAGAGATTCTATCTTTTCACAAATATTATCACAAAGAAGTTTTATTTGGCTCTGATCATACGAAGGAGATTTTTTGGTCATCTGAGTCATCTATTATAAATCCCTTCTCTTTACCCTTATTATTATGTAGTATTTCCAGTCTAGTATTACCTTCTGTTATCTTGGCACACCATCCTTTCATTTCACAATTTATATAGTCATTATCATCTAGTCCCCCACCGTGCCTACTAATCAAAGGAACCAATTTTCTATTTCCATGATTAGGTCCGTCTTCTGCTATTTCTTCATCAGATTTTCTTTTAAATATAGTAAAATTACTACACAACCAAATAATTCTGTCTGATCCACTTGCTGTGTCTGTGCTTTCTTTATTTATGCCGTCTCTGTTGAGTTGTATGAATCCCACTATGGGGACTTTATATTTTGATGCAAAATTATGCAAGGATGTCATCATAAAACCTAGGACTTGATATTCTTTCATATCTTGAGACATTCCTTGACTATCCATAAGTTTTAAATAATCATAGAAGATAACACACTCTTTTGCTGTGCCGTCTGGATTTAATCCTACGTCTTTTACAATCCATCTCCTCATTAAAGATAATTGCTCTTCAAATGGTTTTCCTGCTATGGATTTATAATAAAGCTTAGTCGTACTGAGTTTTTCAGCTGCTTCTTTTACTTTTGTCTTTTTGGTTTCAGACTCTGCGAACTTACCTGTTTCAATAGAATTTATTTCTATCTCTGTCATCATTGCTAATATTCTATTTACATGATCTTCTTTCGTCATTTCGGTATCCATATTTAACACTGGAATTCCTAGATTATGAGCTATGTGAAAACCCATATTATCTGACAAAAGAGTCTTTCCTGTTTTTGGTCTAGCAGCAATAATATTAACTGTGCTCTTTCTTAATCCACCACCTATTGCCTGATCATAAATAGGAAACCCAGTGGATATTCCCACTTGGTCTATTTTATTCTCTTCTAAAAATTTTATATATTCTAAAACATCATTTCCAAGACAAAGAGGATTATTATCTGAATCAGACAGGGTGTTGGTAAAGTCAAAAATAGTATCCTCTGCAAGACTTATTATCGAGCTAATAGATTCTGATCCATTTACCTCTTTAATTCTCTCTTGTGCTGATTGTAGTTCTGCATATAGAGATCTTGCTATTTCTAATTTCCTAACCTTTGCAGCAAACTTCTTAATATTTTCTAGGTTTACTGGAAAGTCAATGATTGCTTTTAAGTGCTGAATCTCTTCTTTTTTAGAAAGAAAAACAGAAATAGATAATTCTTGAGCAACTGAATAAATAGAGGCAATATCAATCTTGGGCTTGTGTCCACTATCACAGATACTCTTAAGACACCTATAAATATATCTATTACTATCTATCGTAAAAGAGGACTCGTTAATCAGATCCGCTATCTCTAGGTATGCTTCTTCTCCATAATTGCAAATTCCCCCTAAAATTGCTCTTTCTGCTGCTAAATCGCAAAGCATTGTTTTTATCCCGGATTAATAGAACACTTATTACATTTATATCTATCTATTGCCTCAAATAAAAGAGAAGCACTAATCTTTTCTTTTTTCCCACACACTCGACAGCAAACATCTAAAAAGGATGTTTTTCTGTTTCTTGATACAGGAGGAACCTTTTGCAACATTTTATCTATCTGAACATCTTCTTTGTGTAGGTTTCTCTCTGGCATAGAAAGAAACTTATTGTCTCTAGTCCCATTTGCTTTTACAGGACCTTTCTTTTGTTTTATCTTCGGTTCTTTTTGAGCCTTCTTTGGTGTGTCTATAACCGTTTCCTGTGGTTGATCATCCACTAGCATATTGCTTAAAAGAGAGATCAGCAACTCTATCTTATCTTTAGGTATGTTAACCATTTTTTGTTTTTATCCTTTGTATAGACAGTAAAATATCTGAGAGATTCTTTATATTATTAGCAATATATCCAAGTCTATCACTTCTTTGTTTTGCATACTTTTTAATTTTATTTAAAGAAGTAGCCTTATCATTATGTTTAATGGCCTGTAATGATTTTTCTATAAATCCATACCCCTTATAGTTATTTATTTCATCCGCTATTGTTTCTTTAATAGTCTCCTCTGCCCAATAATATCTTGCTAGTTCTCTATTAATAGTTCTTTGTATATGAAAAGCAAATTGCCCAAGACGATATGATATTTGAGCACAGTCTTCTGGTGTCAATTTTTCTATTTGTGATCTATCCATATAAAAATACCCATTTAATTCTTCTCCTGTAAAAGAAGATGACGAATATTGAGGAAGTCCAACCGAGGACTCATATTCATCTAATATTCTATCCCACTCGGCCACTTGTTCCTGAGAGGGTTTATTTACTGCAATCTGTTTTTCCATTGGTCTTGTGTCTCGCTGAAGGGTAGTTCTATGTATTTTATATTATTTATTTCACACCAGTCTTTTTTTTCTCTATCTCTCTTTTGGTGTCTAATAAATCCTAGTTGATCATTATGGTAGTATGGAATAAATTTATAGTGTTGTTCTCCGTGTACTTCTATTGCTGTTTTGGTCAGTGGGATATAGAAGTCTAGATATAGAAGACTAGACCTTCTTATGTGTATGGGTATCTCTTCTAGTATTTGCATTGTTGGATATAAAGAGGACAAGAGACTTCTGGCCAATAAATGGTAGGAGGACTTATTTAGTATACCCTGTGGCATATGTCCTGTCAAGTGAAGTTCTTGCTGTGATCCTTCTAGATCTGATACTATCATTTTATTCCCATCATAGCCTTAACCTCTTCTTGAAGCTTTATATAGTGATTAGGATTTTCTATAAGATGTTGTCTAACTTTTTCTGCTCCTTGTAATTTAATCTTTGTCTCTTCTTTAATAAAATCTAAAGTATACCATGCTCCTCCTTTGTTTATTAATCCCATATCTGATGCTAGTGTTAAAAGCTCCATATGTCTATCTATTCCAACCCCATATCTAATGTAGCTAGTTATTTTACCTCCGGGGGCTCCTAATGACGAGCAAATAACTTGCCATTCCACTTCTTGTCCTATCTGATTACTATCGGCATTTAAAGCCCAAGGCTTGAAGCTTTTTGCTCTTAGTTTTATATCTGTTTGATAAGCAATCGCCTGACCAGACTTTTCTTTAAATTCAGCCCCATATCCTGTTGGGTTTCCCATTAAATGAGTAATTCCTATCACTATATTTTTATTTACTGGAATTACATTAGATACTTTTCTACAGAATTTAGCCAGTAGTTTAGCTCCGTCTGCTCTTTGCATCTTGTCCATATCAGAGGTAATCTCTGCTTCAGTACACAGAGCAGAATATGAGTCTATGATCAATATTGATCCAGGCTCTTCACTTATAATTCTTTCTCCTATTTGTAGATACTCTTCAGCATGTAGTATTTTCCCCTGTTGAGATCCAATAACATCAAATCTCTCAAGATCTAATCCTGGAATTCCCTCTAAATCTCTTTTTTTCAACCGCCCCTCTATATTCAAATAGTATACATGCCTAGGCTTCTTGAGTTTTCCCCTATATTCTTCTTGTTGAGCAGTAGCAGCAAAGTCTAGGGATGTGGTGGTTTTTCCACACTTAGGCTGGCCCGTTAATACCACGAAACTTCCTTCTGGGATGCCACCGTTTAAAATAAGATCTATTGCTGGACTAACTGGAATAACAATAGATTTTCTGTCTACAATAGCACTTCCTGATAGTATTATGTCATGTCCAAAATTTTTAGTTACGTCTTCTTTAAGGCTCATTGTCTATTTCCTCTAGTTTTGACAGAAGGGACTTTTTATTATCCAAGGCCACTCTGTGTGTTTTGTTGTCTCTACTGTAGGTCTTTGTGAGTTCTTGATTTTCTGATTCTAGAATCTTTGCCTCACATTCAATCATAGGAGGAAGATGAGGGGCCCTCAAGGAGTATATTTTTTCTGCCCTTGGGCTATTTAAAGCTCTAATAATAGCAGTCTCTGGATATTTTTTAATCAACGAATAAGCTGCTGCTATCTGATTTTTATAATACTCTGCCCATTCAGGATTAACCCAAAACCTATAATGGAGATCTTTTTTTTCTATCTTTGCCATTTTTTCACAAATTAACTCTGTGATATATTGAGCAGAAGATACGAACTTACCATTAGAATACTTCGATGGATATTTCTTAGTTGTCATTTTTTAGGTCTAAAGATATGCCCTTCTGTGTTTCGTTTTTCATACACCGTCTTTTTAATAAACTCATCTCCAACCTGAGATGCTTCTTGAGTCATTATACTAACGGAATTGTTATTCTTGGCAGATGTTTTATTAATCATTAGATCTTTTGTGATCTTCTTATTGGCTGGCTTTGTGCCCCCTAGAGTCTTTACTATTGATTCTACCTTCTTTACTGTCATTCCAAGCTCTTCTGCTATCAAGTCTGGGCTCTTTCCTTCTCCAGATAGATACTTGACGGCATATTCATTACTTTTAGATATTTTACTCATTATAATAACTCTCTTTCTGCATTATTAAGCCATGCTTTATTTTTTGTTCTTAGGAAACTTAGATATAGATTAAAAACTTTTACATTAACTTCTTTTAGATTAAACTGTTTCTTTCCTATCTTTGATAAGAACTTATTCTGCTTTCCCTCACTATACATTCCACTTGGGTCAAAAATTTTACCATCCACTCCTATCTTAATGAGATACTTCTCAGTAACAGAAATTCCTCCAAATGAGGACTTCTCACTATAATAAGACCTAGCGAGTATTTTTTTGCTCTCTTTTTCTACTCTTGGATTTCCTTCAGTGTCCAAGTAGTCTTGATCTCCAAACATTGTATAATATTTATCTGTTGTCTCTTGTGGTTCAACCTCTTCTTTGTTAGCCCTGAAAATATATTGATTTATATCTCCTCCTTCTGGATTTACGATGGCCATATTGTTTTTGGTCCTTTCTTTATTCTGGACATATTCGGTGGTAGTTCTTTTTCTATCTTCTTTTCTTTATAGTCGTTATGTTTTACGTTAAGCGATTGCTTATGATCTTCGCTTAATTTATCTCTATTTCTATTAGCTATGTCTCCAATAGTTTTAAGCTCAGAATCAGACTTTTTAACAGACATATTTAGACTTGATAAGTCTTCTGAGTATGCCCTTTCTGCTTTTTTAAACTGACACCCCGGACAGGAGGCTGTTTCTTTATATAAAGAGATGCTACTAACGATATTAAATTTTAATTCGCAAGACGAACAGATATAGGTATATTCTGGCATAAATTATTATATTTCTAGATATGACTCTGGAATATATAGGATCCATTCTTCCGGGATGTCATCTTTAATATTAGAAAGATAAGAGGAGATAGGCAAGTATCTTGTGTTTTTATTAGGTCTCTCAGGAATATTAAGCATAGACATGTTAGCCTGTTTTGGTGTTCTATCTCTTTTTTTTCTATTACAGACTAGACATGCTGTTGTTATATTAGTCCAACTAGTTGGTGTGCCAAAATTTGTATATTTCCATTGAGATTTTGGAATAACATGATCATAAGTCAAATCTGAAGCCTTTTTAAACTGACCACAATATTGACAGGTAAAATTATCCCTAATAAATAAATTCTTCCGAGAGAACTTAACGGGGATATAATTCATTTTTCTAAATTTAACAACTTTACAGACTGCTGGAATTGGGAACTTTTTATTTTGTCCTTGTATATAATCATTTTTAAAAAAGTCTACAATTTCTACCCCAATACCATTATTCTGCTCATGTCTAATACTCCAAATCAATGCTCTTCTCCAAGAAATGATATATAGTGGAGTATAATCAGCATTGAGTACTAAACACTTACTATGTTCTTTTTTCATACTCTTCTAATTTGATAATGATATTGGATATAATAGGATTTCTAACAATATCTGAAATTTCTAATACGGAAACACCAATGCCTGGAATTCCGCCCAGTTGTTCTATCATTGTAAATAGGCCACCCTGAGAATGTCTTGGCAGATCAGACTGCATGTTGTCTCCATTGATAATCATTTTACTCTCTTTGCCTATTCTTGTCAAGAGCATTTTTAATTGATCATATGAAGCATTTTGAGACTCATCACACACAATAAAAGAATTATTAAAAGTTCTTCCTCTCATTAGATTTAATGGAACCACCTCTATTCTATTGCTCAATTTAAGAGAAGCATATTGCGCAGGGGATATGAAGTAGGAGATTTCATCTAATATGGGTAATAAGTAGGGGTGGAGCTTTTCTTCCGCAGTACCCGGAAGATAACCTATACTAGCTCCCACTTCAACAACAGGTCTTGTGAAGATAATCTTTTTAACCTTATCATCTAATAAATATTCAATTGCCATACCCACAGAAATGAGTGTTTTACCAGATCCTGCTGGACCTTGTGCAAATGTGATATGATTAGCTATTATATCTTCAATATATTTTTGTTGATTATTTGATCTTGCTTTTAGCCTATTTCTGTAAGCTTCTGGGTATGTAATTTTATTGGTTATATTTATAGGTTTGGTCTTTTTTATAGAACTCTTATTACTGTTTTTTCTCAAGTAGCACCTCTTGGTCTATATGATAGATGGGAATTAAATTAAGCAGGCCCCGCCAGCACAACTAGTCTCCTCTATACCAGCGGTGTTATCCTCTGTTTCAGATAGCTGGGTGTAATCTACTTTTTGAAAAGAATTATATAGATCACAATAAATCTTCCAATTATAAACATCTTTCATGCAGTAAGTTAGCTTCCTAATATCATCATTAAAATATTTTTTAGCAAAATTACTCATTTTCCCACCAAATCTCTTTTTGGAGTCGGTATCTGTTTGGTGATATGTTTGAATCATGGCGTATTCACAAGCTTTCCATAGATTATTATCAAATGCCTCTAAGCCTATCTCTATTAGACCAGAGCACCAAAGAGCCGCTTCTCCGTATTCCTTAACTATCTCTCTACTACTATACACCGTAGTAAAAGGAGCTTGTGGATAGTCTTTATCCCCACTTTGAGGAATAAGTGAAATTCCAGCAAAGTATTTCCTATTTTCATAAATATATGTTGCTACAGAATCCCACTCGTCTGGTTTGACTGTTACTGTATTGCTGACATTATGACTTAAAAAATCTTTAGTACACAAAGAACTATTCTTCCCAGAACCCACCCAATTCTTTTGAGTCTCTTTTACAACTTTCAACATCTCAATTGCTGGTAGTTGATTCTTCAATTTAGACCCATCAGGAACCTCAATAGGAAACTTGATAATCTCATCAGTATTATTAGCAGACCACATGGATTTCTCGCAGGCTGATGGATTTAGTTTCTTGAAGTGTTGGTAGGGGGATTCTAAAACATTCGCCTGTACATGTCTAATATAGCGTTTAGCGTGATGAGGATGAATACCAGAGGACGTTCCTAACATACTGCTAGAAGTACCCTCTGGTTTTAAACAAGTAACCCTCGCTGCCTGATTTATATTTATTTTTTTAGCAAATTCTTTATTAACATCTACTGCTATCTTTGCTCCCTTTTTTAATACTTTCTCAGATAGTACCAGTTCATGCTTTTCCATAATACCAGTTAATGAAACACCAAGGAGGGCTTCTCTTCTAAATATCCTTTCACTAACCTCCCCAAGATATTCTAAGTCTGTAAATCCCGCTTGAAGAGTTCCTATTATAGCTGCTGCTCTACATCTTTCATAAAAATCATCTTCATCAACAACACTAGAACAATTAATAG